GATCACTAGATGGGTGATGTTATGAATTTCGATATAGAGCAAATGAGGATTAATAACGATGCCTAGAATAGTTTCAGTCATTCCACCTAAGGATGAATCCAACATTACTAAAGCACAGGGTACAAAAATATTGCTTGATAATGGCGAGTACCTACGATGTGTCCACAAAATCACTTTAGTAGCAGAAGCTGATTCGCCGTGGAAAGCTATCATTGAAGTGTACCCACAAAATCAAGAGCAAATTGATGCAGTATTAGCTGATCTTGAGGTGGTTAAGCGCTACGAGGCGAGTAACCGATTAGCTGAAATAAAGGAAGAGATGCAAAAACTTCAAGATGAGAAAGCATTTCTTGAGCAAGAGTATGGTTCGCCAAAGACGGGTGTTTGGACTGATGGCGTGGACTAAGAGCCTGTAAATTATTTTGTGTAAGTTCCATTTTTTATAAATGATCTTTTAATCGATCATCGAACTGAATCGTAAACCAATTCATTGCTAAACGCCAATTTTGAATTGGCATCGTCCATTTCTTCGCAGCATTTGATGTTGCTAAGTAAATGACCTTCTTTACTGAGTCATCAGATGAAAAGATTTTCCTTTTCTTCGTTGAATGGCGTATTACGCTATTCAACGACTCAATCGCATTTGTTGTATAAATTGCATGACGTATTTCGGCTGGATAGCTAAAGATCGTTCGGATATTTTCCCAATTGGCCCGCCAGGATTCTCCAATTTTGGGATACTGGTGATTCCATTGATCACAGAAGATGTCTAGGGATTTTAGCATTTTCCTCTGTACTTGCCTGATAAATCGCTTTCAGACCCGACGTAACAGCTTTGTAGTCTTTCCAGCTTACAAATCTCAGGCTATTGCGTACAACATGCACGATACACAGTTGAATATCAGTATGAGGGTAAACAGAGGCTATCGCGTCAGGGAAGCCTTTTAATCCATCTACACAGGCAACAAGAATGTCCTGTACTCCTCGATTTTTTAGCTCTGTCATGACTGACAGCCAGAATTTGGCACCTTCTGTCTGAGCAATCCACATACCCAGTAATTCTTTTTGCCCATCCATATTGATGCCTAAAGCAAGGTATACGGACTTGTTAATCACATTGGAGTGCTGACGGACTTTGACAACAATACAATCTAAATAGACAACAGGATAAAGACTATCGAGTGTTCTATTTTGCCATTCTGTCACTTGTTCAATCACAGCATCGGTAACTTTGCTGATGAGAGATGCTGACACATCGGCATCGTACATTTCTTTGAAGAAGGCTACAATTTCCCTATTAGTCATTCCTTTTGCATACAGTGAGAGGATTTGGTCATCCATACTGGTGATGCGTGTTTGGTGCTTTTTGATAATTTGTGGCTCAAATGAACCTTCTCGATCACGGGGAATATCTAAAGCCAGTTGTCCATCTTGAGTTGTAATGGTTTTAGAACTAAACCCATTACGGCTATTTGAGCCTTTCTTGGGCTGATGCTTTTCATAACCGAGATGGTCTGAAAGTTCAGTATTGAGTGCAGTTTCAATCATGAATTTTTTAAAGACTGCTGTCATTTGGTTTAAGTCTTCTGGTGTTTTTAGACCTTTAGCCAATTCGGCAGCCATACTTTTGATTGTTGCTTCATCCATGTGAAGTACCTTTTGTAATTATCCTCTGAAGGATAAATGAAAATTAAGTACTTACACAAAATTTAGAACAGTCCCCCCAAACTTCACATAATCAACATGTTGATAACCGGGTAAATCCTCATCTTGTACTTCAAACTTTTCATCCTTTAGTTCTGGTTCATCCTTCATCCATTGATCTGTTTGTTTCCAGTCGTCATACCATTTACAGACCGTAAAAGCCCATTCGCAGAAAACAGGAAATTGAATAGATAAAGATTGTCCACCAGTAGGATTTCCGTCTGGGTCTTTAATAGGTTCCGCTTTACCATCAGCAGTACCACCATCGGTACGCCATGAACGATCATTCATAAAAGGCTTATCTGATAATGGCGGTGTTTTATAGCGAGGATCGCCAAAAGGCGCTGGTTGCCCATCTGGTGTTAATGGAGCATTTTTAATTTGATAATCCATATCATTAGCTAATTCATCACCAACACCATTACCAGCATGACTATAAGAATCAGCTACAGATTGATCCATTAAACCCGTATTAACTTTACTATCAACAGTTGAATCTACAGGATCATGATAGCCTTCACCCATCATTGCAGCCCCTAATAACTCAGGTGTTAAAGGAATAATTTGGTCAGGTGGTTTAGGTGCATTTGGATCATAAATTGGATTTGCTTGACGCTGATAAACCCAACCAAAAGTCTCATTCTGACTTGTTGGACTTCGTTTAATTACACATTTCGCATCCTTCTGGCCAGTCTCAGTTGGTCCCCAGTTATAAGGAGTAGCAGAAACAAAAATCCAGCCATAGCCTTGTGCATTACGAGTACAAATATCTGTAGCTGCTTGACTATTTGAACCAAACTTTTTCGTAACTGTAAAAGAAGTAGTCTGGTAGTAGTAATGTAAACGAGGGTCAGTTGGGTCAGTTGGATCTACTGGCTTTTTCTTTACATAAGCCCCATCAGTCATGACCCAGCCAATAGCCTCAATTAACTGTGTTGCAGCATAGACGCCAATCATTTGAACGCCTGGATTTTTTGCATAAAAAGCCACACGTTTAAACATTGAAGAACCTACTTTGGAAGCCGTTGGTGATGCCTCAGCAATAGCAATTTTAGTAACTGTTTTACTCTTAGCTGTTACTGGGTCAGTTTCAACAAATGAACGAGCAGAACGACCATAAACACGTCTAGCGTAGTCTTCACGGTTTTGCTGTAATTTAATCTCACGTTGTAACCACCAATCACCATCATCAGTTGCGTGAGCCTCGACAGTGAATAAAGCAAGACAGATTAGTAATAAACGTATAAACATACTATTTCCCCGACAAGACGATCCACAACGCAAGAGCCACAACAATGATGTAATAGACGGTCACTTCGCTTTTCTCCAGTTATGAAAAAAGCTGGGTGCGGTGCGTACAGCTGTGCGCTCCTCCCAGCTTTTTTCTATTGTCAATTAACGAAGCATTGACAATGCTTTGCGGATTCCCCAACCAACGTATGTCGGTACAGCTTTCAAGCTACCCGCTGAAAGAAGACCCGCAACAATCGCAACACCAGCCAAGCCAGTAGTTAAGTCAATAGTTGTATCCCCATCAGCAGCAAAGGTAGTTGCAGTTGTAGCAATTACTACACCCGCAGTCATCACGGCACGTTTAGCAGCAGTGAGCACCTTTTTAGTTTCTTGGTTAGTGTTTGGAGTTTGTTCTTTATTGTCCATGAGTTATTCCTCGTTAGAAGTGTGCCCAAGTAGGTCTAAAGTGGCACGTATGCCCCAAGCAACGTACCAAATCAACGCTGTGCTAGACAGTAAGAGACCAACTTGGACAACGGATAAATTGTTGAGTTCGTCTAGCCAGCTTTGTTGATGTATGACGAGTACGCAGTAATTGACCCCATTGATTACCGTTGTGGCTGTACAATCATCAATCTGCATACTCTTAATCCCCAATTAGCCTTCACACTTAGACATGTGAAAAGCCAAAATTTGGCGGTGAAAATATGAATAACATTTAGGACATTCCACTTGATTATCCCCCATAATTAGTGTTATGTTTTTAATCATAAATTCACCTAAGTCATTGATTTATTTACATATTATACATTATACGAACAATCGTATTGTTTTAACGTAAGCCTTTGATTTCAAAGGCTTTTTTAGTTTTAAATAGCTGGTTTGTTTGGCGGTGTTGGTAGCTGTACATCTACTACAACATATTTAACGCCTTTGCCTGATGTAACCATATCGAAAGTAATATCAGCTTCGATTGGAAAGTCTGATTGCTTAAACTTACGCAGTAACGCAATGTTTGAAGAATCCTGCCATTTGAAAATCTCACAACCATTACCAATAGCTGTACCATCTGACAAATCCATTGGAACTTCGCAATGAAGCGCAACATGATCGTAATGACGACCTGAGCCGTCAGTCGGTTTAAAATCAACAGCTTTGGCGCCTAAAATTTTTACTTTAGATGTATGCATTACATTCTCCGAGCAGTTAGAAGCACGTGATCAAGTCGCTTGGGATATGCAAGCGGATCAGAGCAACAAATTAAAT